TGTCGGCGCCACAGTGGTTCTGATGGCGGTAGCGTGGCTGTTGCTCGCTACCCTGGGGAAGGTGTGGAATGCCTACTTCTAATGGGCGTATGTACCTCTCAGGCCAGATTACTGGCCTGTCGGTGGAGGTCTACGAACGCAACTTCGACAACGCAGGATACCTGGCACGTCTGGCGGGTTGGGAGCCGGTCAACCCGATCACGCTCGCGCCGGTCGGTGCGGACTGCTGCTGCACAGCGGCGTTCCGTGTGGGGACGGGCAAGCACGACTGGCGCTGCTACCTCAAGCGGGACCTCCGGGAGCTGTTGTCCTGCAGCGCAATCGGGATGCTGGAGGGCTGGGAGGTCTCCGCCGGAGCGCGCTTGGAGAACTTCGTGGCCATCAATACGGGCATCCCGGTCTACCAGATCCGCCTGGGTCGATTCGAGCTGGCATGAACGAGGAAGACTGCGAACACGGCTTCCAGGTGGTGTCGTTCGATCCGGGCGGCACCACCGGCTGGGCTGTGATATCTGTGCACCCGGACGCTGTTGGTCCGGATCCGGAGGTTCACATTGTGGGCGAGTACGGCAACGTCCTCTGGTGGACCGCTGGGGAGTTCACCGGGAAGCAAGATGACCAAGCGGACGCTATGGTAAGTCTGTGCGAGGAGTGGCCCGAGGCGCATTTGGTGACGGAGAACTTCAAGCTCCGCCAGCTCAACGCGGAGCTGTCACCGGTGGAGCTGAATGCGATTCTGCGACACCGGCTCCGTCCCCGCGTCGTTGCCAAGCAGCACGCTGGTCTGGCGATGGGGACCGTTCCGGATGAGCGCCAGAAGGCTTGGGGATTATGGGTGCCCGGGAAGCCACACGCTCGGGACGCGCTCAAGCACGGCATAACCTACCTCAAGCGCCTCAAGGAGCACACGGTCCGTGGCAGTAAGTGAGGGCGGCAGACGGGCCTGTTGGTCAGTGCGGAACTGGCCGCTACAGACCAAGATAGATGGGGAGGTGCATTGCGTCCGGGAAGGGTGTGATGCGCCGATCCTCCGCGTGGTCCGTCTCGGCGGGCCAACGGTCTTCAACGTCCAGGAAATCATTGACGCGCTGTACGATCACATCAAGGAGTTCCACCTGTGAAGATCTATTGGGCACGGACGCAATCGTTGCACGTGGCGTACATGATCCGGGGTCTCAACCTGTGTTCGGCGTGTTGGGGCTGGGTGGACGATCCGCGACACGTCCGGATCGGGCCTCCGGTATCGTCGGATCTCTTCGCTCAGTAGAGAATAGGATTTCCCATATGTCCGCTGAAGTCCTGAATCGTCGCGGTCCTGGTCGTCCCAGGATTGGGAGGCACATGCAGACCCGCGTACCGGATGAGCACGCGACCTGGATCGAAGAGGAGGCTCGACGGCGCGAGGAGGATTGCCCGGAGTTCCTGCGCGTCGTAATCGCGGCCGGTGTTGAAGCCCTTCGTGGTGAGGCGTGACGCGCCGCCATCTGCGGGCGGTCAAGGAAAGCCCAGATGTCCTGCCTTATGCCTTCTCAGCGGCAGCCTACTTCAAGGCAGGATGGTCACCGCTCCCGCTACCTCCCGGCGAGAAGACATATCCTCCAACCGGCTACACCGGAGGAAAGGGCCGTGATGTCGAGTCGGCCAAGCTCCAGCATTGGATCGCTACCAAGGGTGATGGCAACGTCGCGCTGCGAATGCCTCCGGTCCTCATCGGGATTGATGTCGATAACTACGAAGGCAAAGACGGAGCGCAAACGCTTGCGTCCGCTGAAGAGGAGTGGGGGGCGCTACCGGCTACCTGGCGATCTACCTCTCGCACGGACGCGGTGTCGGGCATCCGTCTCTTCAGGATCCCGGAGGGGCTGTCCTGGCCCGGAAAGCTCCCCCAGGGCGGAGGCGTAGAGCTGTGTCGATGGGATCACCGCTACGTCATCGTGGCCCCCTCGATCCACGACAAGACAGGGCAGCAATATCATTGGTTCTCTCCTAGCGGTGAGCGAACTACCGGCGACGCTGTGGAGAGCGGAGAGTGGGAGTTTCCTGCCCTAGATGAGATTCCGAAGCTTCCGCAATCCTGGGTAGACGGTCTCACCGCAGGCAAGAAGTGGACCGAGCGTGAAGAGGAGGATCTGGACCCGCAGGAAGTGGCGCAGTGGATCCTGGACAGGCCGGGTGGAGATCCCTGCGACAAGATGCAACGGACGCTCGACGGCTGGATGAGCAAGATCAGCGCTGCCGGAGAGGACGGTGGGGCACACGACGCAGCTCGTGACGCAGCCTGGGCAGTCATCCGAGACTCCGCCGGAGGACACGCCGGTCTGACCGTCGCGCTCCGGAAGATCATGTTGGCACATAAGGAGGCTCTGCGTCTCCGCCGTCCAGAGAAGGCTGCTAGCGAGTGGGCCTCGATCAAGGCGCGTGGCGTCCGGAAGGTGGCAGCTGAAGGGCCGACCGATGAGGATGACCCCTGTGAGATGGGGGAGGTCTCTCGCGCGCCGCGTGTGCGGAACCGTGGCTCAGAGGGGATGGACTTCGAGCGGGACGACATCGGAAACGGCCAGCGGTTCGCGCTGCAATGGCGCGATGAGGTCCGCTGGATTCCTGCGTACGACTCCTGGTACATCTGGAATAGCAAGGTCTGGGCTCCGGATGTGGACGGTGAAGTCATGCGGATGGCCACCAAGACCGTTCGGGAAATGCGCAAGGAAGCGGCTTTTATCGAGGACGCAAAGGAGAAGGCCGCATTCCTCAAGTTCGTCCGGTCTAGCTCTAACAAGGGCAAGCTGGAGGCCATGCTGGGCATGGCCCAAACCAATAAAGGGATCACCCAGCCCGCCGAGAAGTTCAACGCGAACCGTACCCAGTTGGTTTGCTCGAATGGCACGATTGTGCTCCCGATGGAGTTCTCTGGGGAATCGATCCGGCGGGTGCCCTCCATTCAGGAGCACTACAACACCGTGCAAACTGGAACTGATTTCGACAAGGACGCGCACTTGCCGGAGTGGGATAAGTTCCTCGCTCGCTTCCTGCCGGATGCGGAGGTCCGAGAATGGCTCCAGAAACTCGCAGGCTACTCGCTGCTGGGGTCAAATCCGCGCAGGCTCATGATCACCTGCATTGGGGACACTTCAACAGGCAAGACAACCTTTGCGGAGGCAGTAGCTGCCGCACTGGGGGAGTACGCGGGCTCCGCCAACATGACGATCTTCCGCGATAACCAGGACGACAAGGCGCGCCCAGACCTCCTCCGGGTGCTGCCTATGCGGTTCGTGTATTCCGAGGAAGCTTCCCGATCCTGGCACCTACATCCGGATCAGATCAAGCGGATTACCGGCGGGGCACCCATGACCGCTCGTGGGATGCGTAGCAACGTCTACGTGGATCAGGTGCCCGCGTTCACGCCGTGGCTGATAACGAATCATGCACCCACGATCGAAGGGGCTGATGCGGCGCTGTGGAGGCGGATGCTCGTGGTGCCCTTTGACGTCCAGATACCGAAGACGGAGGAGGATGCGCGCTTTAGGGAACGGCTCTCGTCGCCGGAGGGACGCGCAGCGATCCTCGCGTGGCTCGTGGTGGGCTACCGGGCCTATCTAGACGCGCCGGATTCGCTTCAGGAGATCCCTACTGGGGCCATGGTGGCGAATGCGAAGTTCAGGGCGGAGGTATCCGACCTGGCGGTGTTCACCAATGACTGCTGCATCAAGGGAGATCCGGATGATCCGGAGTATTGGGTCAACCCGGATGAGTTTTATCAGATCTACCGATCCTGGTGCGAGACGAATGGGGTGCAGTCGCGCGACATCATGAGCGGTACGAAATTCGGCCGGGAGGTCTCCGGCGACTTCCCGAAGATGATCAAGCGAATCGACGGAAAACCAAAGCGCGTACGAGTCGGCGTGAAGATCCGAGCATCCAGGCTGAAGGCCTGACCCAGCTACCGAACTCAGCTACGTCACGATTTGCTAAGCTGACATTTGGCGAAAAACGGGGTGACGTAGCTGAGTTCGGTACCCAGTTGAAGCTGGGTCTAGAATGAACCCAGCTACCAAAGTTTTCCCTGGTAGAAGTATCTGTAAAGATATATTAGTAGCTGAGTAGCTGGGTTAGAGAGAGTAGTTAGCCCTAAGTTTTTAAAAATCTCTCGTTTACACATACGTACGTATTACGTAAGGATTAGATCCGGCTAACCCAGCTACCCAGCTACGCCCTACTAAAACAATAGGAGATGATTGGCTTTGAGAGAATGTTCGTATTGCGGTCGGTACGTTTCGGAGTCTGCTGCGTTCCGCGTGAAGGTCGGTGTCGGTTCCGATATCGTTCTGTGTAGCGAGGATGAGGTCAAGATGTTGCTGCACGATCTGGTTGGTCAGCTGTTGGAGAGGAAGCGCAATGGGTGACAAAAGAGATTACAATTCATGGTTGGAGTCCGAATTTGGGATTGGTGAAAATCTCTTGGATCCTGTGAGCCGAGTGGAAAGAACGCTGAGTGCAGAGCAAGAGATGATGGAAATCTATGCTTTGCCGAAGACGTTCGACGGCTCTGGCGCTGGTTTGCCGGGTGGCGAACGGCCTTCGCAAGAGACAACGCCAGTGCCGCGTTTGCTGCCTGGGGAGACGGAGGAGGACCGTGCCTAAGTTGGTGACCGTCCAGGCTGAAGGCGATCTGATCTGGACGTTGTACGACGGAGAGCTGACGCCCTGGAGAGTCCGTCAGGATGGCAACATGGAAAGACTTGCCAACCAGTTGCGCGAAGAGGCCATTGCCTCGTTACCGGAGGCAAAGCGCTATGGCTGAGATCGTCAACCACCCGCCCCACTACAACACGCACCCCTCCGGGATCGAGTGCATCGACGTGGTGGAGTGGATGGGTTTCAACCTGGGGAACGCAATCAAGTACATCTGGCGTGCTGACGAGAAGGGGATGGCGTTGACCGATCTCCAGAAGGCGCGTTGGTACATCGAGAGGGAGATCGAGCGTCGTGGCAAACATCCCGCTTCCGAAGGGCAAGCGCCAACGAGCGCGGTTCGCCGAAGAGGCGCACCAACTGGCGGAGCGGCCGACAGCTCCGGTGAAGATGTGCGATGATCTGGAGCCGCACCTGCCGCACTATAGCGGCACGGGGATCCGGAGGCGATACTGCAAGGGACTGAAACACCGCTCGAAGCGCCGGGGTGTCCCGCGTACGGAGGCACAGGCGCGAGCTTGGAAGGAGAGCCATGACCAACCTGAATGAGGCAATCAGAGAAGGCGAGCGGAGGGCCAGCACCTCTGCTCTGCTGACGTTTCGAGACCAGACCGGGAGGCTCTGGGAGGCGGCAGCCGTCATCGGACCGCTGACCTCCGGAGCGCTCGCGGTCCCGCTCCACGAATCCGAGGACATCCGATTCACGGTATCCCAAGTCAAGGTGGTGCGGCCGTGATCGACCCCAAGACGCTCAAGCCGGGCGACGTGATCTGCGTCGGCACCCACAACTTCACGGGGTGGTGGATCCGGCTCCGCTCGCTCCTGCTGCGCAAGCCGCATCTGCAGAACCACATCGCCATGTTCACCCATTGGGACGGGGACGGCAACCCGCGTGGCCTGGAGGGCAAGCCCTCTTCGTTCGGCTGGGTCAACCTCAGCAAGTACCTCTCGCACCCCAGCGCGGTATCCAACGCGGGCAAGACGACCTTCCCGGAATGGGAGCGCACTCAGATCGTGTCGGATGCCGAGAGGCTGATGGGCCGGGCCTACGACTGGTTCGCCATCCTGGCGCTCGCAACAGAGCTGGCGGACAAGGACATCAGCCTGGCGGAGTGGCCCAGCGAAGGGCTGCCCTCCCAGGTGACGTGTTCGTCGGCAATGGACTACCTCTATGAGGCCCAGGGATGGCCCAACCCCGGTGGGACGGAGCGCACGCGCGTCACTGACGTGGACGATTGGGTGGAGTTCATCGAGAAGGAGTGGCCGTGAGGCTGACGCCGTACCTGCCCGGTCCGTTCCGGGGCGCAACATTCGACGCACCGACTCCTGACGCCTTGCGGCGCGCGAGGATGCTGTACAACATCGATACCGTCTCGGTGTACGGCATGGAGAACTGGAGCCTGGCGCGGCAGGACCAGCTGATCTCGGCGCTCCGGGCGAACGGAATGAAGTTGGTGCTCCGGCTGGAAAGCTACGATCCGGAGACCTTCGCATTCCGGAGCACGGATGCGGTGCGAGTGGTGGACCGGCACTCGGCGCTGCTTAACCGGATCCCCAAGGAGTTGATTGCCTACGTCGCGCTGAACGTGCCCGTGGACGATCCGCGCGTACACGAGCGGCTGGGCGGCGTGAACAGTCCGGCCTGGCGCGAGAGGCAGCCGGGGTACGTCCGGGAGCTGGTGGCGCGGACCCGGGCTGTGACTGGTGATCAGGTGCTGCTGTTCCCCAGCCTGTTCTACGGGTGGGACGGGACCTACCAGATCCCCATCTACCGGGACTCCGGCGCGGACGGCTGGTTCATCAACAGCTACAGCTACCCCGGAGGTCCGAACCTCATCAACTCCCCGAAGCTCGCTGCTGTCCTCAACCGGGCGCTCGCGGAGTACGGTCCGATGCCGTTGGTGATGGAGTACGGATTCCACACCAACATGTCCGCATCACAGACCGCTGGACAGCTGCCCTCCCGGGAAGCCAAGCGGCTGGCGCTCCTGGAGACGACGCAATTCTATGCGTCAGTCCCGAACGTCTGCGGAACCATCTACTTCGGCTACGACGTCAACAAGATGGAGGGCGAACCTCCGGCCCTGATCGATTTCGGATTGGTATAGCGGCAACGCCCACCGATCCGGGAAGATTGGTCTCACACAACGAGAAGGGGCCACAATGGGGAGCACGGGAGAGTTCGAGTCCACTGCGGATAAGGCGATGGAGTGGGCGATCAGCTCGGCGCGCTGGGCCGCGAGCGAACTTATGAACGGCGACCTCAGCCAGGCAAGCGTCCTCCAGGAGCAGTCCCGAATCTGGATGGAGCTGCACGATCGGATGCTGGTGGCGGAGGCGCAGAGTGCCCTCAACTCCGCCTTCGCGCTTCCCACCCTGGGCGTGGCCTCGACAGAGGAGCTGCTGCTGGAGCTGGAGATGAGGGGTCGGGTGCACTTCACCGGTACCGGGCTCTCCAGCGCCGCACAGGAGCTGCTGGACGGCCTACCGGGAGAGATCCTGGAGTACCGCGCCGTCGATGAGTAAGCTTTCGGTTCGGTAGGCTGAAGGGCTGATGGAGGGGTGGTGATTGAGATGCGTGACTTCGTCTGGACCTGAAGGTAGCGCTGCTGACAGCAGCAGAGGGGGCGCTTGGATACCGGGCGCCCCTTCGCTATTCTCGGAACATGGTTAGTGACCGGGGTGGCAAGCACGGATACGTCGTCAAGTCGCGCCAGAACGTCTATAAGGCGTTGCGGCGCCAGGGGATGAGCAAGAGCAAGGCTGCTCGAATCGCCAACGCCGGACGCTCAGCGAAGGCTCGTAGCAGCATGTCCAAGAAGGCAGCGAAGACTCGCAAGAGAGGCAGGCGCTAGATGGAACCGCTGAGCGTACAGATCGCCCGAGAGCTGGCGGAGGAGATCCGCACCAACACCGCGCTCCGGCACCGGCTGGGCATGCAGGAGGGTGACGAGAGCGCGCAGCTCGACGGACCGGACAGCAACCAGATCGCAATTACCACTTCTGACGGGGATACCTTCTTCATCGTGGTCCAGGAGGGCTGATGCTGATCCGGTGCGACGGAACCTCTGCGAATCTGGAACGGATTCGCGCTGCCATCAACTGGCTGAAGCCCAATTCTCGCATCGCGCTCGGCGCAGAGAATGGTGACCGCTTCGAGTTCGACCAGATTTGGCCGGATGGCGAAACGGTCAGCAAGGCTCGCTGGGTCATCGAGATCGGGCAGTCGCTCGATACGCAAACCGGTGCTGTGCTATCGGCAACGCTGACTGCGGAGTAGCGTCGCGCTCATGACGGACCAACCCAATCCCGTAAGGACGCTGGAGTCGCACGGCGTTGAGGACCAGACCAGCGAAGAGTGGGCCACCAAGAAGTGCTGTGATTACTTCGCCGGCAAACAGCACCACATGATCTCTGTCAAGACCAACTCCCGGCTCGTGCCGTTCGTGGAGCAGTGCACCGACTGCTCGTGGATCGACGGCGCGTCGCTCGACTGGTGGGCAGAGGACGCCATCAAGGGGGCGCTCTCCAAGCGAGCCCAGCGAATCGCTGTGGCGACGGAGACGGAGCCGTTCGCCTTCGTCCAGTCTCCGAGCGAGTTGCTGACGCTCGATGAGGTGCTTATCCAGGCGCTCGCCGCAGCCAGCGCGCGAGGAGCGGAACTGGGCTCCAAGGGGCACGCCAGTGACGGCCAGCGAGAGACGGCCATACTGTTGGCCCTTCGGGCGGAGATCCAACGATTCATGAGGATCGCAATCCGGGACCTTCACCGGGAGCCGACGTGCGGCTGACTTACGCGGTGAGCTTCCGGCGCGTCTACTCCGGGATGACCCCGCAGGAATGGGCAGACGGGATGGATGCGCTGGAGTTCCACAAGATCCCAGCCGAGACGCGCGAGCGTGACCACAGCATCATCGTTCTGGTCCGGCCAACCGAAGCACAGATTGATGCATTCGAGGAGGCCGTGGGATACAGCGAGTAGGCTTCCTCAACGGGGGAAGTAGGGGCGGCATTCCGGGGGCGGAGTGCCGCCCCTCTCGCGTTGCCGCTCGATAGCGTGGGACTCGCGCCGGTATGATCTCGGCATGAGCCTGATTCGGCGCTGTGCGCTTGCCTTCTCGACGTTCCTGACCTTGTTCGCTCTCGCTGGCGTGGCCTCTGTGGGGGACGGAAACCCCAATCCGGCTCCGCAGCCCTCTCCCACACCGGCCCGATAAAGGAGCGTCCATGGCAGCCCAACGAGACCTGGAGATTCCGGCTCGATCAACGGTGGAGTTCGTGGTGGATGTCCTCGGTGGTCCCGCCAGCCTTGTCGGGTACACAGGGGCAATGCAGATCCGAGAGCTTCGGACTGATGCGGATCCGATAGCTGAGCTGTCGCCGAGCAACTTCACCGTCAATGCCGTCACGCGCCAGGTTACCGTTAGGATCCCAGGCGCTGACACTGCTGCGTATGACTTCCGTCGCGGTGTGTATGACGTCTACATCACCGGACCGGGCGGAGATTCCTGGCGGCTCGTAGAGGGCCGTGTAACGGTCTCCCAGTCCGTCACCAGAGAGGACTGATCCCTGTGCCCATTGTTGCTTCTGATATCGTCTACCGCCTGAGCGTGGTGACGGCTTCCGCCGGTGACACGACAGCCTCGACTCCGGCCGCCTCACTGGGCGACCAGGTGTCAACTTCGGTCATCACCACGGCGCAGCTCAACAACATCTTCGATGACGTGAGCGGCGCGGAGGCGAGTGCGGGAGACGTGGAGTACCGCTGTATCTTCGTCCTCAACAACCATGCCACGCTGACCCTGCTCGGCGCGTCGGTATCTGTGCAATCGCAGACGGCGGGCGGCGGCACAATTGACATCGCGCTGGACAACATCGCTGTCTCTGCCAAGGGCGCAGCCGGAGCGCAGGCCGCTACGGTCGCCAACGAGCAGACCTCTCCTGGCGCGAGTGCGGGAGCGTTCGGGGCTGGACCTCTGACGATCGGGGACATGCCCCCGGGGCAGGTCAAGGGGATCTGGCTCCGTCGTACGGTCGCGGCGGCTACCGCTGGACTCAACAATGACGGCGTGATCCTGGCCGTCACCGGCGACACTCTCCAGTAATGGGCGCGCTCGATAGCGTTGCCGTCACCCCCGGGGCCGGAGCGAACATCTCTACGGTCCTGATGGCTGACGGCAAAGAGATGCAGATCGTTCGAGAAGATCGAGCGACCGCAAGCACTCGTGACGCCTGGCCGGTGGTGACGACTGCTGCCATCTCCCGGATTCCGGCAGACTTCAACCGGCTGTCGCTCACCATTTCCAACAATGGAAGCAGTCGGGTGCTCGTCCGGCATGACGGGGTTGCTCCAACCAATACGACTGACGGATACGACGTGGCTATGGATCCGGGAGCCCTCTATGAGGTGCCGTACCGGATGGCTCCGCTTGCGGTAAGTTTCCTGGGTCTGGCGGCAGGCGGACACGTCGTTTCGAGAATGGGGACCAGCGCATAATGCCGATCTCAAATCAGGTCCGACTGCAGAAGCCTGATACCTGGGCCGCTTTCGGCCATTCGTACATCGAGGCCAACACCGGTACCCGCTCGCAGGCCGGTCGATCGGATGCGGCTTTCCGGAATGCGCTCGACATCGAGTTCAATAACTGGAAGAACTGCGCTGTCACCGGCTCGATGCTGATGAAGGAGGGCGTGGCACAGGGCGGGTACGCCCGAATGTTCCAGCTGGTCAACAAAGTCGCCTTCGGTGCTCCGTACGTCTCGATGGACGGCGGGGCGCTGTTGTGCTGGGGGATTAACGACTTGGGGAAGGGCGGACCGGGAGCCGACTACCTCTCAGCCTTCAAGGATGCCCTGCGTGCGGTGATCTCCCGCTGGCGCGCGGGATCGCTGCGCGAGGACAGCAACGTCGCTGGGCTGTCATTCGGCGCAGGCTTCGTCGCTGGATTGAACACCAATGAGTGGTCTTCGGGATCTACGATCCGGACTGCTACCACGACTACCAACGCGACCTTCACCATTACTGTGCCGACCGACTACACCGGCACACCGATCGCTATCTGCTACAACGGAATTGTTAACGGCGGCACGGTGACCTACTCCGGTACGGCTGGAGTGACCGGTACCTTTTCCACTTCCAACGTCATTCCGGCCGCGCAGATCTCGCATTGTCCCCGGATTCACCGCATCAAGACGCTTACTGCCGCCAACGCGGGCCAGACGATCATCGGCACGGTCACCGCTCTTGCGGCGGGCGGCAGCGTTGACTTTGACTGCTGGTGGATTGAGGCGGAGAACCCCGCTCCGGTGATCGTCTGTGACATTCCTCGCCTGCTTGCTCAGGGCTACAGCAGCTTCCCGGCAATCTCCGCCAACAGCGAGGCGGTCAATGACGGGCACGTCAATACCTGGAACGCGGGGATTCAGGACGTCATCAACGAGTTCGACGGCATGGTACAGCGCGTCTATATGGACGCTGCCCTCGACAAAGACAACAGCATGCTCTGGGTCTCCGATGGGGTGCACCCTACCGAGAAGGGCGCTGGTGCCTTTGGCGACGCGATGG